GCAGCTGTCCTCTGACCAAATTGCCAACCTAAACAAAGCGTATGCGGATTCTCTTTCTGGCGCGTCTGGCCTAGATAAACTGAGTGCTGGGGCTTCTGACATAACCTCTAGCGGCACTAATGCGGCAAATTTTGCTAAGAGCAACTGGAAACCCGCTTTGGCAGCAGCGCTGCCTGTTTTGCAGAGCGTTCAAGGGGGCACTACAACTAAAATGCCCACCACAAGCCAATCTCCACAGTACATTACGCCGTACTCCTACGACCCCTACACACACGGCTTAACTTCACTTGGGGCTTATCAAGCCAATACCAGTGGCTCTGGCCCGGGGTATACACGGTTGGCTGAAGGTGGAATTGCAAAGTTTGGTCTTGGAGGTGGTGTTCTTGCAGACATAGCCGCAGCTATACAAAGTAGTGGAGGCGGCATATCGCAAGCTGTAAACAACGGTAACCCCTCAGACACTAATCAAGTTTTAACCGGGGGAATGTCAGGCCCATCTTTGGATGCTTACCGATATTTAATGGGGCAATCTAACTCCCCCACCCGTGGCGGTCTTGGCGCTATTGCTCAGCAAAACCAATTCAGTAATTGGCAACCCCAAGCAGCGGCAGCTGCCCAATCTAATAGTGCAGGCCCCGGTGGTGGCGCAGGTGGTAGCGGCGGCGGTACTGATTTATCTGTTGTGGATGCTGGGGCTACAGACCAAAACCTAGGATCAGACTTGTCTCAACCTTCAGACGATAATTCGTATTCAGGTGGAGTACTACAATCTTTAATCGGCCAAAATAGTCCCGCGCCAGTAGAAGACGCTAAACCGTCAGTAGTTAACGATCCAAGTGTTTTGGAATCAATGACTCCTCCTGCGCCGACTGAACTTACACCTGCCGGAGATGGCTCACAAGCGCCTGTTGCACAACTTGATACGCCTCCTTCGGCTATGAATGCAGCTTCCGCTGCGTTTGTTCCGCCAGCAGCTGCGCCTGACCCTTACACACAGCTTGCTTCTATTTCTAGCACCATTGCTAATTCCCAAGCGGTTCAAGCATCTGGTTATGCGTCTACACCTGCCGCTCCTGCAGCGGCTCCTACCCCCGCGCCAGATGCACAGGTTATAAACCCCTACGTCCCACCTGTTGATTCATCTTTGGCGGGTTACAACTACAGCGCAGGGCCTTTTGAAAATGGTGGTTTTGGTCCGGGTGATGCTAATGGCGGCGGTGACTTTGGCGGGGACTATGTTGGTGGCGGCGGTTTTGGCGGTAAGTATGCTATTGAAGCTTACGCTCGCGGCGGTCTGTCGGCTGGAGCTTCCCATGCCTCTGCCCTGCGCGGTCCATTGACTAGCCTGCACGGTGTTGAACATTTGATGCAATATGCTCATGGTGGCTCGACTCCTTATGCCGATGGGCAGTACAATTTAGGCGGTTACTCTGATGGTGGCCGACTGCTTCGCGGGCCAGGTGATGGCGTTTCTGACTCTATCCCCGCGACCATTGGTAATAAACAGCCTGCACGCCTTGCTGACGGTGAATTTGTTGTACCTGCTCGTATTGTTTCTGAGTTGGGTAATGGGTCTACTGAAGCTGGTGCACGTAAGTTATACGCAATGATGGATCGCATCCAAAAAGCACGTAGTAACACGGTCGGCAAAGGTCGTGTGGCTGTAAACAACAAAGCAGATAAATATTTGCCCGCGTAAGGATAAGACATGGCAACCGCAACTCCTACCTCAGTAACGCAGTACCAGACAGGCTTTCAGCCACAACTATCTCCCTACGAGCAGACGCTTGCTGGCTCTGCGATGGGCACGGTATTTCAATACGCTAAAGATGCTAACGGCAATCCGATTCTTGACCCCACTACTGGGTTGCCGCAAGTCTCTGGGTTCCAGCAAACGCCTAACCAGCTGTATAACCCCAACCAGACTTATCAAGGTCAACAAGTTGCGCAGTTTACTCCGCTAGAGCAGCAAGCGTTTCAAAATGCCCAGAACATGAGCGTCTCTGGGCAAACAGGCCAAGGCTCTGACATTGCCAATAAAGCAGCCCAGATGGGGTTGAATGCAAACTATCAGTACAACCCCTACTCTGCACAAAACGTTAGCGGCGCTCAAGGCCAATCCGCTCAACTGGGTAACGCCCCTTCTATTGGGGCTGCAAGCTTTAACCAGCCGGGTAATGTATCGGCGCAACAGATCAGCGCGCTGAACCCCAACTACTTCCAGATGCAAGCCGCCCAAGGCGTGTCTGGCCCAAGTTTGCAAAATTACCAAATGGGTCCTGCTTCGCAAGTGGGGAGCCAAAACTTTACCGGGAACGCCATATCCCAGTACATGAACCCGTACTTGCAGTCAGCGCTGGCCCCGCAGATGCAACTGCTCCAGCAGCAGCAAGGGATGCAACAAGCCTCTAACCAAGCAAGACAGACTCAAGCTGGCGCATTTGGCGGTGCCCGTGCCGGTGTTGAAGACGCATTGCAAAACCAGTCTAATCAACTGGCTATGTCCAACTTGATTGGTCAAGGCTATAACAACGCGTACAACCAAGCTGCCCAACAGTTCAACACCTCTAACGCTGCAAACCTGCAAGCACAACAAGCCAACCAACAAGCGGGTCTGACTGTCGGCCAACAAAACTTGGGCGCTAACCTGCAAACCCAAAACCTCGGCGCTACGCTGGGTCAGCAAGCACAATTGGCAAACCAAGCCAACCAACAGCAAACTAACCTGCAAAACTTGTCGGCTAACTTGCAGACTCAAGGGCTCCAAGCGCAAACGGGGTTGCAAGCGCAACAATCGAATCAGTCAGCTGGCCTGCAAGCCATGCTTGCAAACCAGCAAATGGGCTATAACACAGGGCTCCAAAACGCTCAGTTGTCCCAACAAGCTAACTTAGCCAATCAGTCTTTGGCTGGTCAGTACGGACTGCAGCAAGGCACAATGAATCAGCAAATGGGCCTGCAAAACTTGGCGAATACGCAACAAGCAAACCTTGCCAACCAGCAAATGGGTTTGAACGCTGCTCAGCTCAATGCGCAGCAACAACAGTTTGGTGCTGGCTTTGGTTTACAAGGGGCTCAGACTGCGCTCACCGGCGCAAATACGCTCGGCACATTGGGCCAAAACCAATACACACAAAACCTTGGTATCAACCAGTTGCAAAACGCAACAGGTGTGCAGCAGCAACAGCAAATCCAAAACGTGCTCAATACCAACTACGGCAACTACATGGCAAACGCACAGTACCCACAACAGCAGTTGGGGTTCTTGTCTAACATGTACAACAGCTTGCCTACAACCACGCAAAGCACGTCAACATACACAGCTCCTCCCAGCGTAGCTTCATTACTTACAGGCATAGGTGGGGTAGCATTAGGCACAGCGCTAAAAGCTAAAGGCGGCGTGATTAAAACCAAACGTATGGCTAAAGGCGGTTTGACTGCTTTGGCTGTTTCACAAATAGGTAGGGCGTAAAGATGAATCCACAAATACAAGCAGCTGACCCATCCATTACGCAAGGTGAGATTGCACGCCTGCGTGCAATGATGATGGCTATGCCCTTGGATCAACTTCAAGCATATGCCGCCCAGCATATGAATAACCCTAACGGCGGCATCATTGTGGGTATTGCTTCTCAAGTTGCCAATGCTAAAAAGGGGGCTACGCCGCAGACGCCTCCCAACTCAGTTGCCCAACAAGCAGTGCAAAGCATTGCCCCTGAGAGCCAAGGTATTGGGCAGTTGCCCGCAAGAAATCTTGAAGGTATGGCTGACGGGGGAATTGCAGGTTACGCTGGCGGTGGTGACACAGATAAAGACCGTTACCCCACACACGAAGAAGCAGTAGCAGCTTTCAACGCAGCCTACCCAACGCCTAAGTACAACCAGCCAGAACAACGCGGCCCTATTTCGCAAGCTGCCCACGATTTGATGGTGCAGTTCCATTTGCTGCCAGACGACACCCCCGGCACAATTTCTCCTGAATCTCAGCGTGCATCGGTTTACGGTGCGAGTCAAATAGGCCACGCTGCAGGCGGTATGGCAGGGTATGCCGAAGGCGGACAAACTGGTGGTCGTATGGACGGCGGCATTCGTCGTTTTGATGTAGCAGGGTTGGTTCCTAACCAGTCTTTGTTGGGTGACATTCCAATGTACGACACCACCCCCCTGCTACCCACTCAAGCAGGCGCTCCTGAAAACAACAAAGTTCCGTTTTTGCGTCAGTTGTATCGCGATTACATGACCCGTCGCAGTGATCCAACTAATCCAAATAACTACCCTTCCGGCCTTGCTCCAGCCCAAAAAGCGCCCGTGGTTTCTACCGCGCCCGCAGTTACGAATCCAACCGATGCTCGTTTAGCAGCCGGGGTACAACAGCCCCCCGGAGGCATAGCTGATTTAGCAGCTGCCATCCCCGACACTGATCCTAAGACAAAAGCACCGCCCAAAGTAACTAATGCCAAGAAAGAAGGCACAGTTGCTTCCAACGGCTTGTATGACCTGCTAGATAATAAAGGCACTGCGTACAAAGGCTTGACGCTAGACGACATTAACAGAAGTGTTAGCTTGGCCCAATCCAACGCCCCTTCTGCTACCGATCTCTATAACCAAGCTAATAGTTTGGCAAAAGAAAAAGACGCGGCAGCAAAAGCGGAGTACAAACCCCTCCAAGATTTGAGCGACGCAGAACACAAACGTTTGCAAAACCGCAACGATAACGCGTTTGCCAACGCTTTGATAATGGGCAGTTTAGCCGGTATGAACTCCAGAAACATAGGTGAGTTCTTTGAAAAAGCCGGTAAGGTTGGTGGCGAAAGCTACATCCACGATAAAGACTACGCGGATGCTGCCGAACGCGACTTGATGAAGTCCGATTTAGCAACTAAACAAGCGCTTGATGCCCGACTCAACAATAACGAACGCGATGCTCAGACATACATGCACCTGAGCGATACACAAAAACAAAACGCTATTGCAAACACAATGGCGGCTTACGGCTTAGCAGATAAGTCTCAATACCAAGCAGGTGAACTCGGTATTAGGGGGCAGTTAGCTGGGCTTGAAGGAATTAAAGTAAAGATGGCCCAAGATTTACAGCCGTTCCAGAAAAACCTGATGTCCGCACAAGCGAATTACTACAACCAACGCGGTATGGGCATGACGGGCAGACTGAACATGCAGCAACTGGCGCAAGTAGATAAACAGGCTACGGCCGACATGCAAAAATGGAGAGCGCAGCCAGAAAATATGCTGAAGTCCGATGAAGAAGCGCAAGCATACTATCAACAAAGAGCGGAAGCACATGCCGCAACACTAGGGACAACCGTGCCATCTTCTGGTACAGTAGTGCCTGCCGCCGCTCCCGCATCCACGTCTGGATTTAAATTACTCGGAAGTGGCTAAAAAATTTAAGAGTGACCTATGCCCGTCTACAACGTACAAGCACCTAATGGCCGTATATACCACGTGGAAGGGCCAGAAGGTGCCAGCCAGCAAGACATATTTAATTTTGTCTTAGCGCAAGACCCGTCGGCTGGCAATGCGCCCAAACCCGCAACGGGAATTATGGGCGCATTTGGTTCAGGTCTTGAACAGGGCATAGGGGAAACGGCTCGCGGTCTAGGCGAAGCAACAGGTATTCAAAGCCTGATTAATTACGGTCGAGAAAAAGCAGCCGCTGCTCAAAGCTACCAGCCGTACACCGAAGAACAATTCCAAGCTGACAAAGCTCGGCCCGGGATTCTTCCAACACTTGGCGCATACGCTCAAAAATACGGCGAAGAAATAGCGCAGGGCACGGGCTCCATGATTGGGCGCTACGCCGCCCCGACATTAGCAGGGACTGCCGCAGTAGCCGCACTCCCCGAAGCTGCTGTTGCGGGCATGGGCGCTGGCACACTTTTGGCTGTTAAAGAAGGCGCGTTTGCCGCAGTCAATGCCCCCACGTACATTGGTCAAGAAATTGCCAAACAAAAAGACCGAGGCGAAGAACCCAACTATTTGCGTGCTGTTGGCTACGGTATTGCCCACGCCGCCGTCGACCAATTAACAGGTCACATCCTCAACGCGCCCATGCGCGGTGTGTTAGGTAAGACAGCGGCTGAAGAAGCTGCGCCTTTGGCTAAAGAAGTGCTGGCCGGTAGGATGACTGCCGAAGAAGCCTCTCAGCAACTGAGTGGCACAATGCGCAACGTAATCCAAGGCACGGGTCAAAACGCGGTGCTTGGCACAGGCATGATGGTTAGCCATACAATGCTCGACCGTGCCGAAGAAGGCAAGAGCTTGATCTCGCCCGATGCAATGGAAGCTTACGGCACCGCCACTATGGGCGCGCTTGGCATGGCTCCTATATTCGGTTTCATGCACGGCAGAGGAGCCCGCGAAGCCGCCACCCGTACGCTGGATAGCGCCGAACAAGTTAGAACCGATCTGCTGGCTGAACACCAACGCCAACTTGATTTGCTCGACACGCAACAAAAAGAAGCGTACCAACAAACAGACACTTACTTAGTTGACCTGCAAGATAAAGCAGCCTCTTATGGGCAGCAACTGGTCCAACTTAAAGAGGTAATGAAGGGCACTCCTGACCCAGCAGACCAAGTTGCGGTTGCTGAAAAGCAACGCGCTCGCCAAGAATACCAAGAGTTAATCAAGTCTGACGAATATAAAGACTTCCAAAAAGAACTGCAAGCTGCCGTTCCCCGCATCCGCGAAATGCAAAAGCGAATTGGTGAACAGCAAACCCAAGCTGACTATGAAAAGGCAATGCAGCAACAAGGGGCGCAAGCTGACATTTTTGGCAACGTAGCGCAAGCAGATAACTCAGATTTGGCACAGCTTCAAGCCATTGCCGCGCAACACGCTGAACTTGAGAAACAACGCCAACAAGCGTTGGAGGACAATAATCAACAGCTTGCAGACGTATTGCAGGCTAGGCAAGTTACGGCCAAGAACCAAATGGAAAACTTGGCTCCTAATCCAGTTGAATACGCTGCCAATGTCAGATATCTGCAAGAGCGGATGAAGGACGCGCAAAAAACTTTTAGCGAAGCACAAGACACACAGACTGCAGCGCAAGCCAGCAACCAGTACCATCAGTTCAACGAAGCGCTTACCAACTTAAAAAAGTATGAGCCTTATGTAGCCAAGCAAGATACCGACACGCTTGAGAAGCTTTATAAGAAACTTCAGAAAGCCAAAGATACCGGCGACATGGATGTTGCCAAAGATCTTATTCCTAAGATCCAAAAACTTGAAACCACGCCCGAGCTGTTTGGCACTGAAAACAAAATACAAGATTACGAAGATTTGCTAGCGTCCCAAATGAGCGCTGGGCGTGAACAAGCAGAAGCCGAACGACAAAACCTGCCGTATGAACCCAACTTTTTGCAAAAGCAACAAGCATTGGCACAGCGCGGTTTTGATATTCCCGGACTGGACTTTAAACGAACTCGGCTGCAACAAGAAATTGAGTACCTGCAAAAGCTGGCCGACCAAAAAGGCCAACGTACCGATCTAGAACAAGCCATCTACGCCAAGCGTTTGGACGATGCCAAGTCAGCTATGGCTGACCATAACCGCGCTATTGAATTGGCGCAAGAAATTGAGCAGCTCCAAGGTCAACCCGAACACGAAAAAGCCATTACGCTTTTGCAAGCAGAACTTGACAAGCTGCAAGCCAAACCAGAGCCTCAACAGTTTGAGACAGAACAGGCGTTCAAAGACCGCGATGCGCAAGCCAAAGAACTGCAAAAACAAATTGTAGACTTACAGAAACAAGCTCAACAAGAACCGCTGCCTGAAGAAAAGCAAAAAGAATTGGCAGACAAGCAGCAAGAGTTTGAAACGCTGCAAAACAAAATTGCCAATGAAGAGCGTCGTCGCAACACCACTGAAGTTGCTGACAACATTTTGACTGACGCTAGCGATGAGAAGGTCAGCGATTTAGTTGACCAAATGTTGGAGAAATCTTCACAGCATTTGACTGGCGAGGGTTTTGACACAATGAACCAGCGTAAGGGCTGGGCTGACTCTCGCGATGAAGCTAAGGACAAACGAGAAGAATCCTTTTTGGATTTGCTGGACGCTGTTCGCAGCGACGATAAAATAGATCAGAGCCAAATCCCACGGCACACACGTAGCTTTGCGGACAATAGCGTTAACGAAGTAAACCTTAACCGTTTATTGAATGGTGGCGAGGCGTTGCATCCTGAAGCGGCGACCGCCCTGCGCGCTAAATTGATGTCGATTGCCGACTCAATTGAAAGCGGCATTAGCGCAAAAGCATTTGCTACACAAGAATCTGCAGCGCTTACGGCTAAGAAAGAACAGTATAAAAACGCGCTTAGCGAAATTAAAAAAGCTAAAGATCTTTTTGCTGCTGCCACGACTCCCGAAGGAAAAGTAATTCGGCAGCGCGCAGTTGATGAAGCGGTTAGAACCCGCAACAGAATCGTACACGAATACGAGGCGATCAAGTTTAAAGAATTTGCCGATAGCGCGGAGTCTTTGATTGAGAGCTACTCACACGTCATCAAAGAAGAGAAGAAACAAAGGGCTGCGGATACCGCCGTTGACCGTCGTCAACGCATCTTGGAGCGGCTGCAAGAAAACCAGCAGTCTATTAACGCCCTGAGCGAAAAGATTAAGCGTGCCGGTAACCCTAAAGGTGAAAAGCTAGAGCAGCTTAATGCTTGGAAAGACCAACGCAAAGCGCTGATTGAGGAAAGCAACAACCTCAAAAAAGGCTACAACCAGCGCAACTTGGCGGAAGAATCAGTAGCTCCAGAGTCGCTTGAAGTCCGGCAAATGCGTCAGCAGTTGCGTGTGATTGAGAATCAGCTTGAGAATACAACGCTGCAAATGAGTCCCCGGGTACGTGAGCAACTTGAGGCTGCGCGGGATTCTATTAAGAACAAACTGGGCGCGCCTACCGAAGCCCCTGAAGCATACAAAGAATCAACAGCGCTGTTGCCCGGTATTGTTCGCGGCGCGGCTGTTGAAGCCAACAAAGGCATTACTCCTGAGAAACTAACTGAGGCTCGCACCGCTATGGGCGATGCCCGTACCCGTGTAGAAACTTTGCGTGCTGCGCTCAAAAACACAGGCAACGAGCCCATTTACTTTAGGGAAGTTGCGCAGCGTATTCGCACTGACGTTAATGAGTTTGACCGTCAATTAGAACAAACACCCAACAGCATACAACTGGCTAAATTGTCTCCTGCGTACGAACAAAAGCGCAAAGACATTACATACTTTGAAAACTTAGCCAAAGTTGCCGAAGCAGGTAAGGGTAACTACCGCGCCAAGTTGGAAGCGGAGCTGGACAAAGCCAACAACAATTTGGAAAAACTTGAGGCCAGCTATGCTGCGCTTGAGGCGCAGCAACGCCGGTTTGAAGCACAAGAGGATATTCGTCGCGGTGCACTGCCCGGCCAACGTATTGCGGAAAACATCCAAGCTGGCAAAACAACTGGCTACGTGAGCCCGCTTGGCAAGTACCTGACTAAACCTAAGAAAGGAATTAGTTGGGACATTAAGACAGAGACTAAGACCGAAGCGCCAAAGCCTAACACGTTACAACAGGCGCAAGCAGCGCTGACTCAAGCCAGAGAGCTAACCACAAGCTTACCAAAATTAGCTCGTTCTTTGACAGACAACGTGGGGCAACAAAAAGCCCTGAATAAACAAATTGAAATTTTAAATCACACCAGTGCCAAGCTTGAAAAAGTTTTGTCTGAGGTTTATCCCGAAAATAAAGCGCGGGCTATTGAAGAAGAACTAGCTAAAGTAAACGGCGAGCTTGGGGATGCTGCGCCGTTGCGCGATATTGGGGCGTTGTACGACAAAATTAAAAACGGTACAGCTAAGAATCAACTAAAAGAACTTAATGATTTGATTGGGTTCTTGAATGCAAACGTGCGTAAAGCGTCACAAGAAGTTGTTGCTGTTCGCAATAAGGCGGTTGAATTAGAAACCAACCGTCAAAAATCTTTTGCATCAAAAACAAAATACAAAACCGAGCAAGCACGTCTTGCGGCTAACAAAGCTTTTTCTGAACAACACACACGGCTGTACGAAGAAGAACAAGCTGCAACGGAAAAGTATTTACAAGCGCGCCGCGAACAACTGCAACTGACTAAAGCGTATGGCGAAGACTTGCGCAAAACTTTGATTGAACAGTCGGACAAAATTGCAGAACTGGCAGAACAAAAACCGGCACTGCAAAAACAAGCACAAGAAACATCCGCACTGCACAAAGGCTTGCAGACTATATTAGAAAAAGCCAAGGCGGACGCTGAACGCGAAGTCAGCAAACAGCAGTTTGCCAAAGAGCAAGAGCGCATGGCGCGCAACCAAGCGCTGGATGAAGCCGCCGAAGCTCGTGAAAAACTTGAACGCGCCAAACAAGGCGCGGGTTTAAAAGGAACTCGGTACGAACGCGACACCGCGGGGCAGATTGGTACTGCCCTACAAGTCGAAGCTAAACGCCGTTTGGCCGAAGCTGAAACTAATTTGGCTAAGTTAACAGCAGATCGCAATGCAACTACTGAGCAGATTCGCGAAGCCACCGGCAAAGTTAACGACATTACAACAGAACTGGATACTGTTTACGGCAAAGCGCCACGTAAAGAAACTGAGCTTGGCGTTGAAAAAGAAGCATTTGGGGAACAGCCCGGCCCCGTCGAAGGCATGCGTTTACCCGAGCGCAAACGAGGCCCGTTGGCTCGCAACGTGGCGGGTTCTAAACGATTGTTCCAAGCGGGTGCCCGCAGACTAACAGAAGAAGGTTTGTCTGTTGAAGCGGCCAATGATATTGGATTAGCGCACTACGAAGCGCAGCTCAAAGAAAACCCAAAGAACGCTTCTGTTCGCGCCAAGTACGAAGCTGCAATTGAGGGCAAGTCTAAAGCTGAAATTGAAGCCAGCCTTTCAAATGGTCGTCGCTTGTTGGGTTCTGAACGAAGCTTGGAGTTGGTTGCCAAACGTGAACAATACCGTTTAAGCATGGAGGAGCAAAAGCGAGCCGAAGAACGATATCTGTCGGCTCGCTCCCCAGAAGAAAAAGCAGTTGCACAAGATGCTTTTGATGCCGCTGTTGCAGCCAGTGACAAAGCAGAATTGGCCTATGCACACGCTCGAGATGACTACGAAAACCAACACCTCAGTAAATCTAAACGATCTAAAGCTGACTTGGACTTTGACGCGTTGGGTGAAGAAAGCGTTGGGGCAGCGCCTAAGGCGTTAGACGTAGGTCATGAAGAAGATTTTGAGGCGCACGACGCGCCACCAAGCTTGTTCCGCACAGTAGAAGGCACAGCTACAAACGGTGTGACCCATTACGACCGTGCATTTGAGCACATCGGCACAATCATTGCGCCTTGGAAACGTCGCCCACAAATCACGTTATTGCGTTCTTATGAAGAGTTGCCCCAAAGAATTAGGGAACAAGCTGAACGTGACGGTGCAGCGGACAGAATCCCCGGCGCTTATGACACGCAAACAAACCACGTTTATTTGATTGCAAACAAACTGTTTACCAGCAGAGACATTATTGATACGTTAGCGCACGAAGTTATTGGTCACTACGGCATTCGTTCTATATTGGGCGAAAGCTACGGTCGGATAATGGATCAGTTGTACGAGGGCAACAAAGCTGTGCGCGAAGCAGCTCAAGCCAAGATGCAAGGCTCCAAAGCGCTTGACCGTAGAACCGCAGTTGAAGAAGTCTTGGCTACGATGGCTGAAGACCCCAAGAACTTTGAGCAACGCTCACTGGTTCAAAAGCTTGTTGCGCTTGTCAAGAACGGGATTGCCAAACTGTTCGGACAAAAGGTCTCTGACGATGACGTACGAGAACTACTCAAGAACGCGCACTCGTTTGTTATTGAGGGCAAAGGCGAGCCCGGCAAGGGCGCTGCTCCAATTAAAACACTGTTTCGCAAAACAGCAGAGTACGGTGCAGACAACGACTTGACCGAATTTGCTAAGAAGGTAATCGCTGAACCTAAGTCATTTAAGGAACAATTTAAACCGTCTAGCCTCGCACTGCAAGCCGAAATGCAAGCGGTGGATATGCGGGCTCCTTTGCGTGAAGCACTGCGTGCTGGCGCTGAAGGCATTAATCGTCCTGAGCTGTTTAAGCAGGCGATGTACCACATTACCAAGAACGACCAGAAGGTTTCGCTTGCCATGACGACCATGAGCAACGGGCCGTTGGAAGTTTATCGCGATACCAAAGGTTTGTATGGTGTGCGCAGCACCAACAAGAACAGCGGTGCAGATGTGTTCAAGGCTATTTCGGCCATTCCCCAAGGAAATGCGCAAGCCAAAGTTAATTTGGCGACAGCATACATGATTGCTCAGCGTGCCAATAACAAGGGCGTTAACCGTTTGGACATTGGCGCTCTTGGTATCAAGCAAGCAGACCTAGACTCAGCGCTGGCAGCAGCCAATGCTAACCCTACACTGCGCCGTGCACTCGAAGATGTTCGCGCTAAGTACAACGCCTACAACGAAGGGCTGATTAAGTTTAATGTAGACACAGGCGCTATCCCTGCCAGCATGGCAAAAGAACTGCTTAAAGAAGGCGACTTCGTTCCGTTCTACCGTGTGGATAAAAATGGTAACGCGTCTTTGGTATTTAACGACAACGTGAAGATCCAAATTGGTGACGTGCGTCACCAGCCGTACTTGGACAAACTCAAAGCAGGTGAAACCAAAATTTTGCCGTTGAACGAGTCCATGCTGCAAAACACCTTGTTGTTGACCGACAAGGCCATGACCACGCTGGCTCAAAAATCTGTAGCCTATGCGCTGCAAGAGATTGGCAAGGGGCGTATCCCACCAGACAGCGACTCGTTGGTTATTCACAAAGGCAACGGCCCTGCCGACCCGAGCGTCATTCACTTCCAACAAGCGCCCGATCCTAATAACCCAAAAGACGACGGCAAGCGTTGGATTAAGGTTGACACCAAGGGCACGCTGATGGAGGGCGTAGATCCCACGCTAGTAGTCAAGAGCCTTGAGGGTACACAACTTGCATTACCTGCCGGATTAAAACTGGCTGGCGCTGCTTCTGATTTGTTGCGCACAGGCGCTACCCGCACACCGCTGTATATTGCCCACCAGCTATTACGCGATCCTATGGCGGCTACGATGACCGGCGGTGTGCGAAGCAACCCGTTTATGGCAGTACTTCGTGCAGGTAAAAATTACGTTCAGTTGCTTCGCGGCACTAGCGACACAGGCAAAGCGCTGATTGAAAAAGGGTTGATTCAAAGCGGCATCTTCAAAGGCGACAAGAGTGACATCTCTAAGTTTGCCTTACAGCTTGCTGACGGTAAAGACCTAAGCTCCATTGAAAGATTGGTTCGGTTTGCCGACAAAGCCGCGATGGAAGCGGATGCTGCCACGCGTACGTTGGTTTACGAAGACGCGATTAAGCAAGGGTTGTCTGAAGTTGAAGCGGACATGGCGACGATGGAGTCTATGAACTTCCACAAGCGCGGCGCTTCTGCTACGGTGCAGTACCTCAACCGCATGATACCTTTCTACAACTCGCAGATCCAAGGGTTGAATGTATTGGCTAAAGCGGCTATGGGCAAAATGCCGTACGAAGAACAGCTCAACATCAAGCGTAAGTTCTTTAACAATGCTTTCTTGCTGGCTATGGGCGGTTTGACCTACGGCATGGCAATGGCTGACAACGACTACTACAAGAACGCCAAACCGTATGACCGCTACACAAACATGTTTGTGTTTTTGCCCGGTGTTCAAGAGCCTGTGAAGATTCCAATTCCCTATGAAGTGGGTTGGTTCTTCTCACTCGGTGCGGCAGCAGCCGATGCTATGCGGGGCGAGGTGCGCGGTGAAGACCAGCGCCGGGGCTTGGCTAAGATGTTCTTGAACTCTGTTCCGGGTTATAGCAGTCAAATTGGCGGTCTGCCTGTTCCACAGCTGTTCCGTCCTTCGGCAGAAGTTGCGACCAATTTGGACTTTAATACCGGCCAGCCGATTGTGTCTGCACGACTGGCGAAGCTGGATCCCGCCGAACAATACACCAACCGCACAACCGAGATCGCTAAATATTTTGGTCAGGTGACGGGTGTATCTCCAATTATGGCCGAACATTTAGTGCGCGGGTACTTCGGTCAAATCCCGCTAGCCGCAGCTGCGGCTGCTGAAAGCCTATTCAAACCTGCTGGCGCTGCTCCTACTGCCCGCGCTTCTGATTTGCCTTTCATTGGCAGTGCGTTCCAAAGACGCTACGGCGGCGCTGAGCAAGAAGCGATGTACCAAACGGCCACTGAATCAATTCAAAAACTGGATGCTTTTAACAGCATGAAGAAAGAAGGCCGAGGTCAGGATGCGCGAGACTACTTCTTGCGCAACCGCGAAGAGTTGATGATCGCCCCCGCCGCTCAAAAATACGAGCAACTCATGGGTAAGTTGAACGCCGACACTCGGATGATCCAAGCCCGTAACATGAGCCCGGACGAGAAGCGTGCAAGGCTGGATAGGTTGGATGCTGCGCGTGAACAAATCTCCACGCAGTTCTTAGCTGCTACTGAGAAGATCAAGGCTTCCGGTAAAACAGCACTCCAATAAGTCCGTCTTTGATCCCAACCCGCGCTTGCGGGTTGAAGATGCGTACTTCGAGGGCTTTGTTGAGACCCTCGACCCTTATGGGGTCGGGGTCAAGGCAGGGGACAAAAAACCCCTGCCCCCTCTCAACTTTTGCCCAAGGCCAGAGGATTCGTAAACTCTTCAACCTCGTTCTCCTTGCGGGATATCTTGATGACGTTCACCCGCATCGGTGGGCCGCTGGTCTTGGATAGCAAGTCCTTCTTGGGGACATACGACACCATGAACTTGGACTCCAACTGCTTTTTGAGCGTGGAGTAGCCAAAGCTGTGGTGAGCGCAGTACGACTTGAGTAAGCGCTCCTCGATGTAGAAGTCCACGTAGCCAGCCGCCACACCGTGTTCGATGCGTCCCATGACCTCGCTGCGGGTAGTATGCTTGTCTATCGCGGTATCGGCTCCCAAGCTTGCGAGGACGCTTGCCTTCTCACCGTAGCGGATGATGACGAACTTACCGTAGTACTCCTGCACAAAGCCGTTGACAATATCCTCGGCGTCCCGCTTACCGGCCTTCATTGCAGCGCGGCTGATTTCAATTACCTTGCGGCAGCTCTCCAGCAACGGCTCAACAGGCACGTCCACGATACCCGCATACTTACGACTAAAGTGAATAGCAGCGCTTGCCATGCAAGCGATACCAGCCATCCAGAAGCGCTCATCATTGGGTGCACTGAAGTACTTGTACATGCGTGTGATGGTCTCAGGCACAAAGCTCGACAGTTCGTCCACACTGTTGACCATGTAACGCACCCACGCATCTCCGGCCACGGCGTAGTTCTTCTGAATCGACTTGATGATCTCCACCTCTTCGGCGTTCCACTCAAGCTTCTCGTCCATGACCCACTCCAGCAAGCGGCGCAGTTCACCTTCCGAAGAGTGCTTGCGAGCGCCCGTCATGTAGTCAACCGCGTGGGTGTTGGATGAGAAGATCGCAACGGCTTGCCAAGTAGACAGGTTCAAACGCTCTTTGTTAGCACCGGACTCCATGCGTTCCTTGCCTCGGCCTTCGCTGACCGTCATGGTCATACCGGGGAACCACTCGAAATCTTCCCGAGCCTTGGTCGTAATTTCATCGCTGATGAACGGGCCGCTGTGCACCAGACCCAAGCGCTGTTGCATAGCCACAGGAGACGTGCCCGAGCCAGTGCGGTAGTGGATAGGATGACCCCAGATTGAGGCCGCGCCGTCCAGCGCCAAAGACTTACCAGTGCCTGACTCGGTTGAGCAGCAGTGCACAGTCAGACCGTACAGACCAGTAAAGCGCATCAACGGTGAGCCAGCGCCCATGAAGATGACCGCCAAGTGATCCCACATTTCGCGAGCCACCAGCATCTTGATGAACTTAGCCCACGTGTCCAGACCGCCAGTGATCTGCGTGTTGCTCGTCAGGTTCTCCAGCCCCGGCATGGGGATGCGAACCGGCTCTTGATCGCGCTTGTACACCATGTTAGCGTGAACGAAGCTATCGTCTTTCTGCCAGCCGTAGTGCAGGGGCACTCGGATTGGTACGCGCTCGTCACTCATCTTAGCCACGGACGCACGAACGTAGTCAGCCAAATTCTTATCGTTGCCTGAACCAAACGCAGACAGGATGTTCTGTGCAGCTAGTACCTTCACAGTCTCGTCCTTACTCACCATAGCCTTTTGGGGCATGATGATCTCTTGCGTGCCGTAGGTGCGGCAAGCCAGCAAGTGAACCACGTGTTCACCGTCAATGTTCAGGATGTCCACAGGGAACAAATCAAAAGGCAGCAGCATGACTTGGCGCTTCATCTTGTTGCCGTTGGCGTCCACGTCTTCCTTCTCTTGGAAGATGCCACCGCGCTGACCGTAGGCGTAGCCTCTGGGCGGCTCGGGGCGTAGGATGCGTTCTGCTTCGCCGTCTTCAACTTGAACCTCAATAACTGTAGGTTCGGTGACGGTCGCCACTTCGCGGCCCAGCGCCAGTGGGTTGGTAATCTTGCCCCAGTTTGGGCAGTTGGGACACACGCCCGGATTCTCGGAGTCGAACTTGGTGCAGGGGTACGGCCCTTTGATCTCAGCCAATTTTTGCCGCATCCTATCCTCAGTATAGGGGTGCAGCTTGCTCAGCCAGATCGCGGCCTTTTCACCGTCTTCACACTTCTGAGCAATGCTCAAGTGCGCTCTCCACAGCGGCTCCATGCCGTCCTCGGTCGCGTTCTCAACGTAGTATCGGAGTTGTTCGCAGCCTTGACCAGCTTTGGTAGCTTTGAAAATTTTTCCGAACTTGGTCACGCTGTTCTCGAACAGTTTGATCGCCGTTGGTTCTGCGCTTGGGCGCACTCCCGGCAAGGTGAGCGTTGGGCCGCTCGGGGCTTTCACTTCGTAAGCTGTGCCGACCAGATGCTTGGTGACAAGCGCCTTGATGTCCTCGAACTCAAAGTGGTCGCCCTCATTTTGGAATACGACCTTGGTCAGTCCACGAACTTTCTTCTTGCCCTTCACGCCGTTGTTCACGGTGTCAGGTACGCGCAAGACTCGGGACGCATCCGCAGTCACAGTCTGGTCAATGTCGAGCTTCTTTTGAAAGCACAAGCGCTTGAACGCCTCGGCCACAGGTTTCCACTCTTCAATGTCCACCGTGTCTTTGAACGGCCAGTAGGCATGAACGCCACCACCAGACGCGACCATCCAAGGGTTGCCCAGATCGGACAGCCCAACCCCATCAGCAAAGTGCATGATTGCGTGGACGGCAGCTTCGGCTGACGCGTAAGCTTTTTTAGAGATGACACCCGTTGAAGGATCGGGAATATCCTCGGGGTGATTGCAGTCAACATCAACGGCCAGACACTTTACGTTGCGCACGTTGTCCTTGACGCGGGTAGCTTCCTCGCCAAATGTACCAAGTGCAAAGTAAATGTCGTAACCGTTCTTCTTCCACAAGTCCAGCTTAGGCAACGCTTCCTCAAGCTGGTCTACGTACACGTGCTCTTTTTTCCGAGTAAGCTCTGCGAAGCAGTACTTACCGTTTCCCGGGGGCGGCAAAACCTCCGCTAGAAACTCAAGCGGTTGCATAGGTTACCTTCGGGTTGGATTAAGAGAAGTCGAGTTCTAGTTGACGTGGGTCTACGTGTTTCTCTTCAAGCCAGTTCTTTTCTGTGCGGCGCAAAATTTCAGTAACCCAGTTGGCGGGCAACTTGTCAGCACCAATCAGGTGGGCGTAGTTTTTGAGTTCTTGGTTGGTGAGGAATTGAGGTTGTAGACTTTGCATATTCTGATCCATGCTTCTTTTGCAGTTGAGGATGTTGCCATGATGGAAGTCATCAGGTCAACGCGTTGTTGATAAGCGACGAAGACCTCGCCTCCGGCAAACCAGTTGTAGATGGTCTGGCGAGTTACGCCCAAGGCGTAGGCAAGTTTCGTCACAGGAAATTCCAAGTGCACGGCCCATCGCCCGAGCGTACTGCCCGGGGTGCGCGGTGCATCTCGTACCAGTTTCTTTAGTTTGTCTGAGTAGGCCATAGTGGAATAGGGCGGCTTGCGCCGCCCTTAAACTTTACTCGTCGTCCCAGTCCGACACAATGTCGGCTAGCTTGCTTTTAGCCGCAGGAACTGCGGTGGTCTTGGCCGCAGGCTTACGCACTTCCGGCTCAGCCGCTTCCTCAGCTTCCACAGGCTCGGCCACAGGATACTCCTTTGGCGCTTTCTTAGCCTTGGGTGCTGGCGCTGGCGCACGCTCTTCTTCCTCTTTCATCAACTCGCCCATAGGACGTGTGCCAGTGAGTGCCAAGGGCTTCACACCGTCAGCCTGAGCCGCAGTCATGTTGATCGCTTGGGCAGCTTCCTCGGAGTCAGCTTGCGACTTGACCACGGCGTACTCGTCCTCAGTCAGCCAACGCACAGGGGCGAAGTGCAGCTTGGGCGACTCAGCCTTGGTGTCGAACTTCATGCGGGTCACGATCTGCTCGGGGTTGATCGGGGGGTTTTGCACAGCCAAGTAACGAACGAACGCTTGCAGTGGGCGCTTGTCGCCTTCTTCCTTACCGAACACCGAGGTGGCGGGCAGGGTCAGTTGCAACACAGAACCTTCTGGGTCGTTAGCCAGCACCACAGCCAAGCGCTGTTGATAGCGGCAAGCACGGCTGTTACCTTGACCCGAACCGGCTACGTTCTGAGGGCAGCTCATGCAGGTCGCGGCTTGCTTGTTGGCGGCTTTAGCGTCTGGGCGCTCACCGTCATTGCTCCAGCAGTCAGGAGGTGCGGCAGCAGCGTCCTTGTCGTAGGAGCCAGCGTAGAAGATACGGCTGACTTTGGGTGCAGCCTTGACCACAACCACGTCGAGGTGGCGCTCTTCGATGCTAGCCACTTCCTTACCGCCAGCCATCAGACGGAACACGCCGCCCTTGATGCTGATGCGCTTGGTCGTATTGACTGCGCCACCACCCATCAGGGCTTTGGCTGTGTCGGACAACTCGTTGTTACGAGCGAATGCGGGGACGGCTGCGCCGTTGAAAATTGCGATGTTACTCATTTGCTTGGCTTTCTTACAGTGATGTCAAACTCAGTGTTTGAGTTCAAACCGGGGGGAACAAGGGTTGGGTTTTCTTCAAGAAAGTTCGCCATGTTAGTCTGCGCGATGCGCTTTTCCAACAGGTCAACTACTTCGTGTTCAATGATGAACCGCTTAAAGGAATCCCAGTCTTGGGTGGAGTACCGAGTCTTTGTCACCAAAGAGACTGTACCGTACGTAGTTTGCATAGACTTGACGCCCATCGCCTTCATCTGATCTTTTAGTGCAAACTTGATTTCGTCTTGCTGGGCCTTGAGCGCTTCCACTTGCGTGTCGTACTCCTTGGTCAGCGTGTCGATCTTCTCGCGAATCTTGCGGTAGATCTGCGCGAGTTTGTCGAGCGGGATTGCTTCTTCATCCATGTTTTGCTTCTCCTTTGTGGGTTAATTTTGTAAAGCGTTTGACAGTTTAACACTAGTTTTCCATCTTTGACAACTCCTTTTACGATTTAATTTCAGTGTCGAACATCTGCGTTAGCAGGGCGTGGTCGTCCACCTTGTTGACCAAGGCTTTGAACATTTTCTTCTCGATGGGCGAACCCTCGATGTGCACCACCGTCACCTTGTCGGAGTCTTGCCCCTTACGATCGGCGCGGGCAATACACTGAACGTACTGCTCAACGCTCATGAGCGGGCCGTAGAACACCACCGTGTCAGCAGCAGTTAAGGTAATCCCATGCGCGGTAGCTTGCGGTTGCATGACGAGTACGCGGGGGTTGGGTTCGTTCTGGAACCTGCGGATGATGTCAGCGCGTTTGGGCGGGGTGATGTCGCCGTGGATGCACTCGGTTGCGTACCCCTTTTTGGTGAGGTGCGTGATGACGGTATCAATGATGGATCGAAACAGTGCAAAGATAATGACCTTGCGGCTGGTCTCTTCCAAGATTTCTTCAAGCACGCTCAGTCTTGGTGCAGAGTCGAACTCCACAATCTCCTTGTCCTCGGTGTAGGCTGCACCACAACTGATCTGAAGCAGCTTGCTGACCGCTGCCGCCGCGTTGACTGCGGTGATTGTCTCGCCACCAGCTTGCACCAACAAGCGCTCTTTGAGCAGGTTGTAATACTTGGCTTGCTGTGGGGTCAGCGGCACGTCCCGAGTCATTGTCAGCACAGGGGGTAAGTCCAAGCACTGGGCTTTGGTGAACCGTATCGCAGGTTGAAGCGCCTCGTGCACTAACTGCTGTGCCTCTGGCTTTGCCGACCACTTGTACATGGTGAGCTTGTTCATCACTTTGTCGCGCCAGCCTGTGAAGAAGTGCGGCACACCGTCAGGGTTGACCAGCTTGGCAAGGCCGTAGGCATCCACAGGCGACTGCGAAGCAGGTGTGCCGGTCATCATCCACAGGTGCGTCTCAGGGCGCAGGATTGACTTGAGTGCTTTCCACCGCCGTGTCGTGATGTTCTTGTAGGCATTGGCCTCGTCCACGATGATGAGATCAAACCGCCCGTCAGCGATCACTTCCTGAGCGATGAGGTTCAACCCATCGTAGTTGGCGATCACAAACTCGTAGTCCTCTTGCACCATCTCGATGCGCCGAGTAGCCTGAGAGTGGTGCGCGACCACGGCAGAGCGGTGGATGATGCTGTTGTTCAAGTCACCGAGCCATGCTGACTGCATGATGGACAGCGGGCACAGGATGAGACAGCGCCGCACTTCGCCGATCGACATGAGGTAGTCTGCTGCCCACAGAGCGGATAGCGTCTTGCCTGTTCCGGGTTCGGAGAACACGAAGGCTTTGCGGTGCATCGTCAGGAACGATGCCGTCTCCTCTTGGTGAGCCATAGGCTTGTACTTGCCCGGCCAGTTGTAGCGCTTGGTGATGGGCGAAGGCACATCCTTGACGCCGAGGTTGCGTAACACACGG